TATCTATTACAACCATCAGGGCAAAATTTACAAGGACTCATGCAATCAATAAATCACAAAGTAGAATCTATAAATAGAATTGCACACACAGGAGCAGTAAGAACAACTAAACAAGCAGTATCATCAGGAATAGCATTACAAACAGAATTTGAATTATTAAATGCAAGACTATCTGAAAAAGCAGATAATTTAGAAATCGCAGAAGAACAATTGTTTAGATGTTATGCTATGTTTCAAAATACAGTTTTTGATGGAGAAATAAATTATCCAGATTCATTTAATATTAGAGACTATGCTAGTGACTTAGCATACTTTCAACAAGCAAAAGCAATCAATATAGAATCGCCTACATTACAAAAAGAAATTGATAAAGAAATAGCTAGAGCAGTTGTAGATGATGACGAAAAATTAAATGTAATATTTGATGAAATAGAACAACAAAAAGAATTAGGACAATTTACTCAAGACGAAGTGCAACAGCCAGAAACAACTCAAGAAATAGAAGAGGAAGAAGTTTAATGAATGGCAAACATAGTAGAAAATTTTACTAATTATAGAATTAGATCCATTGAGATTGCAGAAGCAGAATATTACGAAACATTAATTAGAACATTAGATAAAATAGAAACTGATGTTGTCAATCTAGTAAATAAAAATCTGCCTAAAAGTGATGACTTCAAATTATTTAATTTAAGATCAGCTATTGCAGTACAACCTTTAATAAGACAAACTTTAGAAAAAGAATATTTAAGATGGTCTGATACTGTAGTAAGAGATGGATTTAATAAACAAGCTAAAAGAATAGAAAGAGCATTTAGAGAAGTAGGTAATATACCTTTAAGATTTCAACAGCTCACTGAATCTGATTTAACATTGATACAAAATTTAAAAAGACAAACTTATACTCAATTCAAAGATGTATCTAATACATTTACAAGAAGATTATCAGAAAAAATTTATCAATATACTTTGATAGGAAGTGATCCTGTAGAACTTGAAGAAGAATTAAGAAGAACTATAAACGGAATATATGCATCTGCTAAAGATTCAGAAGTAAACGAATTAGTAAAATCTATCAAAAGAGATGAAGTAAGATTAAGAAAATTAGATAAAAGAACAGTACAAGGTAAAGCATTAAAGAATAAATTAGATAAAAATATTCAGACATTACAATCAAAATTTGCAAGAGATAGAGCTGGCGAAAATATGAAAAGGTATGCTGGACAGATATTGAATGATTCTTTAAGAGAATTTGATGCAACCTTGAATTTAGCTAAATCAAATGATGCTGGATTAACTCATGCAGTTTATCAAGGAAGTAATATACCAACAACTAGGGATTTCTGTAGGCTTGTAAGATCTGGAGCATATGATAAAAGAAATGGTGGACTTTTTACTGTTGATGAGGTCAGGAAACTTTGGCGAAGAAATTGGAAAGGTAAAAAACCAGGAGATCCATTTATCGTTAGAGGAGGATATAATTGTCGTCATCAATGGTCATTTGTCAATCCAGATTGGTATGACCGAGATGGAAATTTAATAATTGAATAGGAGAAAAAATGTCAGAAGACACACAGGTTAATCAACCGAAAAATGATGCTCAAGAAGTTGAGGTAAAAGAAACTAAGACAGAAGAAAATAAAACTAATCAAGCACAATTCAGTCAAGAAGATTTAGATAGAATAATAAAACAAAGACTTGAATCAGAAAAAGCAAAAACTCAAAGAATGCTAGATGAAGCTAAAAAGAAAGAAGAAGAAATAGCTAAAGAAAAAGAAATTCAAGATGCTAAAACAAAAGCAGATCTTGAAAATCTTATGAAAGCTAGAATAGCAGAAAAAGATCAAGAGTTATCAAAATGGAAAGAAAAGGTTAAAACAATTAACGTTGATAATTCAATTCTTTCAATGGCTTCTAATCAAAATGCAATAGCACCTAGTCAAGTCGTATCATTATTAAAAAACGAGGTAAATTATAATGATGATGGAAGAGTTGAAATACTTGATAATAATTCAAACATTCGCTATAACGCAAAAGGAGAACTACTTACAATTGAGGAAAGAGTAAAAGAGTTTTTAGATGCTAACCCACATTTCCGAAAAGGGTCTTTAGCTGGGACAGGATCAACCAGTAGTGTCGAAGGTAAAACTGTAAAACCTTTTAATATTCAGGACTTAGATATGAGCAAGGCGGAGGATCGTCAAAAGTATGCTGAGTATCGCAAACAAAGAGATTCTGCTCCTGTTCAGATAAATTTAACAAATAAATAATAAGGTAAATAAAAATGGCAAACGAAAGCACAAGTTCTACACTATCGGAACTATACACAGAGATAGTGGCAGAAGCATTATTCGTAGCAAGTGAAAGATCAATTATGAGACCACTTGTAAGAAACTATGCTGTAACAGGTGGCGGAAAGAGCGTTGAGGTGCCCATTTATTCTGCGGTAAGTGCTGCAGCAGTAAGTGAAGCTTCTGATCTTTCTAACACTGCAATCGATCCAACGTCAAAAACAATTACATGTTCAGAGCATGGAATTATGACGACGCTAACAGATCTTGGAAGAAATTCAGCTCCGAGAAATGTTGCGGCAGACATTGGAAGATTGTTCGGAGAAGCAATTGCAAAAAAAATAGACACAGACTTAACAGCTTTATTCGGTGGTTTCTCAACTACTGTCGGATCAGCTTCAACAGCTATGTCAGCTTCTTTAATTTTCCAAGCAGTAGCAAAATTAAGAGCTAATGCAGTACCAGGAGATAATTTATCTGCTGTGATCCACCCACAAGTAGCATTTGATTTAAAATCAGGTCTTACAAATACATTTGCTAACCCTAACCCAGGAGTTGGTAATGAAATTTTAAGATCATCTTTAGTAGGTCAAATCGCTGGAGTAAATATATTTGAAACTTCAAATATGGCAGACTCATCAGGTAATAACCCAGGTACAACTGGAGATTACAAAGGTGCAGTATTCCACCCAGATGCTTTAGGTCTAGCTATGATGCAAGATCTGAAAATTGAAACTCAAAGAGATGCGAGTTTAAGAGCAGACGAAATTGTTGCAACAGCAGTTTATGGTGTCGGTGAATTAAACGATACTAATGGTTGTGAAATCGAATCTGATTCATCAATCCAATAATAATTGGATACTTTGTGAGGGTGGGAGACTGCCCTCACATCTAAATTAAATGGAGAAGTTATGGATATTAAATTAACAAACGGCAGAAAAATAATCATTAAAGATAAAAAATATTATGAAGCTAATATTAATCATTTTGAAAGGAATGGTTTTTTTCCTGTCGATAGTGTAAAAAAAGAAATTAAAAAGGCGACAATAAAAGATATAGCTGATAAAGTTGTACAATTAAAACCAAAGAAGAAAAAAAATGTTAAAAAAACTAAAAAAAAAAATTAAGAAAATAATAGATTGGTTCGTAGGTAAATGCTATGGCTAATTTCACAGGTCTTAATGTAGTAGATGCTGGCGAAATATCAAAGTATCAACCAGATACATTTAACTTTGGTATAGGATCAGGAGATTCAAAAGTAACTCATTTTCTATCAGAAACAAATTCAGATATATTAAGAAACTTAAGAGCTGAATGGTGGCCTACTTATAAGACAAATGTATTTACAGATATTACAGTTTTAAATACTGCTGAAATGGATAATACGAGAGTAAATTTAGATCAGTTTAAAAGAGCTGGAGTATATTTATTTTTAGGCAGATTCTTTTTACCAGCACTTACAAAATTTAGACCAGAAGCAGATAAAGATAGATTTGAAAGAATGGCTGAATATTACATGGGAGAATATAACAAAGAATGGCGAATGATCCTAGAGGATGGAGTAGAATATGATGCTGACGATGGCGGAACTATTACTAAATCTGAAAGAGAACCTTTGCATGGCTTTAGAAGATTGACTAGATAATGGCTTTAGATTTAAAAATAAAATCTAATGTTAGAAATGTTCAAGCAAGATATGTAAAGTTTGCACATAAGATTCCACCGATAATTACTAAAGGTGTTAAACAAGCTGGCGAACAATTAAAAACAATAATAGTTAAAAGAACAGAGCAAGGTAAAGATGTGAAGATGAAAGACTTTACTGCATACTCTCCAGCTTATGCAGATCTTAAAGGTAAGATTACAGTTGATTTATCAGATACTAATAGAATGCTACAAAGTATTTCTTCACGTATGGTTGGCAGAAATAAATCAAGAATATTTTTTAGAAGTCCGAGAGAAGCTACAAAAGCATTCTTTCATCAAACAGGAGCAGGTAATTTACCTATTAGAAAATTCTTTGGATATAGTAAAAAAACAGAAAAAGTGATACAAGACACATTTGAAAAATTTGTAAAAAAAGAAATTAGGAAATTAGGATTATGAGTACTAGAGAAAACATTGCATCTAATTTAGTTACAGTGATAGGCAATATATCTAGTCCAGAAGTAAAAAAAGTTACTAGACAACCATTTGAATTAGACGAATTATCACAACAACAATATCCAGCAGTTTTAATTCAGACAATAGAAGAAACTAAAGAAGATCAAGAATTAGGATCTGGAGCTAAAACAAGAATAAGTACATTAGAATTTGGCATAACAGGATTTACTAAAGGCAGTGAAAGTAATATTGACACTGCTAGAAATAATTTAGCATCTGCTATTGAAACAGCACTTGAATCTGATATTACTCGTAATGGAAATGCACTAGATACAGAAGTAATTTCTATTGAAACAGATGCTGGAAGTTTATTTCCTTATGGTGCAGTTCTAATTACAGTAAGAGTTATTTATGAACATCAAGCTGGAACACCATAGGATTCATTATGTCAAACAAAAAGATAAATACAATTATAAAAAAAATAGATAGTATAGAAAAATTACATGACAAAGAATCTATGCTATGTGAAGAAGTCAAAGATTTACTTGAAGAATTAAAAGATCAAGACGAAGATTTTGAAGAAGATTTCGAAGATGAAGAAGAAGAAGATATTGACGAGGAAGACGAATAATACTATAAACTAATAATTAATAAGGAGAAAACATATGGCTGTGCATCATGGTAAAGAGGGAGAAGTTGTAGTTGGCGGTTCTGCTGTTGGCGAACTTGTTTCTTTTACATTAGAAACTACAGGAGATGTTGTTGAAAGTACAAAAATGTCTGATTCAGCAAAAAGTTTTATTGCTGGTAGAACATCTTTTTCTGGAACATTAGAAATGCATTTTGACGAAGCTGATAGTGTGCAAACACAATTGACAGTAGGATCAAGTATTACTTTTAAATTGTTACCAGAAGGAAGTTCAACAGGCGATAGAAAATTTGAAGGTGCAAGTGTGATTACAGGAATGTCAGTATCACAACCTTTAGATGGTATCGTTGCTAGATCAGTAACTTTTCAAGGAACAGGTGCTTTAACAATTGGAACTGAATAATAATTTATGTCAATTATAGACAGAGTAAAAACTCATTTTGAGACTCTTAAAACTATAACGATAGAAGTTCCAGAATGGAAAGATGAAGCAGATAATCCATCTGTTTTTTATTCTGAACCTTTAACGCTTGAAGAAAAAAATATCATATTTAAAAAGTCAAATAATTTTCAAGACTTAACTGTACTTGTAGATTTATTAATTATGAAACTTCAAGTTAAAGATGAAAAAGGTAATCTGAAAAAAGCTTTTAAATTAGAAGATAAATTCGAATTAAGAAGAAAAGCAGATTCAAATGTTATTGCTGGAATAGCTAATAAAATTTTAGCTGACACTTCATACGAGGAAGCTGAAAAAAAGTAAGAAGCGATCCTGACATAAGATCGCTATTAGTCGTTGCAGATAGACTCAAAATATCAATAGCTGAAGTTTTAA